TATTTATACTGTCAAAGAATTAAAAGAAAATATTTTTTATTACTTAAATGATAAATTTAATAATAAGATTAATAAATATTTATTTACAGAACATCAATATATATGGAAAGATAATGAAATGATAACACATTCTTGGTATGATTCTAATAATAATATTGTTAAATTTAAAAATTATAATCCATTTAATGAAGATGAAGATGATAATAATGTAAAAAATTATACATTATTTAATAGAAATGATATTGTTCTTTATGATTTATTAAAATTTAATAATACTTTTAATGTAGTTGATTATAAAGATATTTCAGAATATAAATATATCAAAAAATATTTTCCTGATTTTGAATTGTATAAAAATATAAATCAAGCAAGAATTAATAACATTTATAATAAATTATTAGACAAGGTAATACCAGAAAAATATACTATTATTAATGAATTTGAACAAATAGATTTAAATAAAAATTTAAATATAATTTTTGGAAAATGTAATATTTCAAGTATGATAATTCATACTTACCATGATAAAAATATAGAGTTTGATTTATTCAATATATTTGAACAAATTAAATTAAACAAAGATATTGTATTTGCAAGATATCGTCATGATAAAGAACCTTATTTTAAAATATGGGAACCTTTACTAAAAAATAAAATAATTGATGAAAAAAAATATGATGAATGGATTTCTAATAAAATAAATATTAGATCTCTATCACTTAGAGTAAAAATTGATAATACTTCTTATGAAAAAGAAAATAATATTACAACTCCACATTTTGCAACTATTACTATTTTAAGTAAAACAAATATATTAGAAGTAAAATTTAAACCACAAAATAATACTTATACAAATTTTATTGATATTGATAATTATATTAATACTATTAATAATGCTATTAAAAAAATAAATAAATTAATTTTTACAATTCCTGAATCAGGAAAAAAAATATATGAAAGACCAAAATTAAATACTATTGATAATAAATTTTATCTTCAACAAAAAAATAAAAAAAATGAACTTATGTCTATTTCTTTACATTATAATTTTAAAGCAGAAAGTTTAGATTATAAAAAATTAAATAAACTTGCTTCCAAATTTGAAAAATTAAATTTTTTAACAAAAAATGAATCTAAATCTAATATTAAATTTGATTATTTTTATACCAATGTTAGTAATTTTAGAAATATTAAAGATGATTTTACAGAAAATCTTTTAAAATACGCTGATGATGATGAAGAATTAAAACAACAATTAGAAAATTTAATTGATATTAATAAAAATAATGCTGAAAATGAATTAAATAAATTGAATAAAGAAATTAAAAAAGGTAAAATTTCTACGAAGAAAGGAAATGAAAATTTAGACAAAGCAAAAGAAGAATTAAATAAATGGAAAAATTGGACTGAACAAAAAAAACAACAAAAAATAGAACAAATTAAAAATTTAAAAAAAACTGCAGATACTAATGTTTTTAAATTAAATAAAGGTGTTCAATTACAAATATCAGGTCAAACAAAACCTTTTTCTATATATATTAAATCAGCATATAGTATAAAACAACTTATTTATGCTACGACATTTTTAAAAAATTTAGTATTATTATATATTAATAAAAATGATCAATATGATTATTTAAATGAAATTATAAAAAACTATCCAAATAAAAATTTTGAAGAAAGAATCGATATTGATGACAAATTAATAGATTATTCTGACCCCATTGATCAAAAAATAATGGAAGCGGTGGAAGATACAGAATTTTGGGATGTAGATATATATGAAAATATAGACGAAATAGATGAAAATATAGATGAAGAAGAAATACCTGTATTAGAATATCCTGATTGGTATTCTATTGATGGATGGAATGAAGAAGCAAGAACAAAGAAAATTTTAAATACATTACGAGATGCCGATCCTGAAGTATTTAATCCAACATACCCAAAAGGTACTTTACCTAAAGATAAATATGCTACAGCTTGTACTGGTTCTCAACCTATGGTTATTGAAAAATCAAAAAAAACCGAATTAGATAAATGGAAAAATGAAGATATTATTAAAGATTACACTTTATACAGAGATAAATATTATTTTTGTCCTAAATATTGGTGCCCTATTGAAAGAAAACCAAAATTATCAAAACAAGATTTATGTGAAGATGGAAATCAACCAATACATAGTTTAGCAGATGGGAAAAAAAGATATACTCATATTTCTTATATGACTAAAAAACATCCAAATAATTTATGTTATTTATGTTGTAAAGCATCACCAGTTAATCTTAATGAACTTAAGTCAAAATATACTCAAAGATGGAACCAATGTGCAGAACAAATTGAATTAGAAACTGAAGATAATATTAAACAAAGCTTATATTTCAATAGTGAAAATAATTATCCATTAAAAAAAAATAGTTTAGGTTATTTACCAATAAACATTCATAATTTATTTAATAATCAAGAAAATGCTAATTTTGTTACAAAAAAAGATTATCCTATCAATAATTTTAAAGGTTGGATTAGAAATGGTATTAAAAATAATAAAAAAAATAGTTTTTTAGAAGCAATTAGTTATATTTGGAATAATAATGGTTTATATAAAAATTTAACTGGTGAAAAATTAAGAACTGAAATTATACCAAATTATTTAAATGACAATCCAAGAATATTTAATACTTTACGAAGTGGTCTTCTTAAAATTATGTTTGAAACACAAGAAAATTTTATAGAATGTTTAAAAAGTGATAATGAATTAAAAGATGAATGGTTGATTGATGTTGTATCTAGAAAAAATGTATTAAATAAAGATGGTTTTAATATTTTTATTATTAAAGAAACAAATAATGATTTTTATTTAGATTGTCCTTATGGTGAAAATGTAAATAGTTTTTATAAAAAAAACAAACCAATTATTCTTTTATATACAAAAATAGAAAATGTAAATTTTAATAAAATTTATTATTTTGAACCAATTATATATCTTGAAAAAACATCAAAAATAAAATTTATTATGAATTTTGATATTAGAAATTTTAATATTATAAAAGAATTAGAAAATAAATATTTAAAAGATTGCAAAAATGAATTTGATAAACAACAAATTGAATATCTTAAACAAACTGCTTCTACTTACAATTTTACATTTGAAAAACCAATTCAAGCACCATTATTTAAAGAACTTAATAAAAGTTTTGAAAATAGTATAGAAGGACAATTTGTAGATAATTATAATAAACTTTCTGGATTATTAATTAAAGGTGTTTTAGTTCCAACATTTCCAGAAGGTCAAATTGAAGGATTAAAAATATTAAATGAAATACCTTTAAAAAATTATGATACTGTAATAAATTTTTATAAAGAATTAAATGAAAAAAATTTTAAAATTACAATTGTTTCTGCTGTTGCAGATTCTATAGATTCAAATAATATTATAGCATTACAATTAAATACAGGTGATAATATACCAATTAAACCAATAGAATATACTACAAAAGAACAATTTGGAATAGAAAAATCAAATTATATGACTACTAAATATTATAAAGATATTGATGAAAAAATTAATACTGAAGATATTAATGAAACACAATATAAAGTTTTACAAAATATTAATAGAAAAAAATATATTACTGAAATGTTTGAAAGATTAAAACTTGAAATTTCATACTATTTAAATGTTCAAGAAACAAAAGGATTAAGTAATATTAAAAATATTTTAAATATAACTAATAGTAATGAATTTCATAAATTAGATATAAATGACAGAAAAAGTATTGAAGAATTAATAAATCAATATAAATCTAAAATAAACGAATTACAACAAAAAAATAAAAAAAGTTATGATAAAATTAAAACTTTTAAAGAAGAAAATAATTTTGAAAAAATATTACAACAAAGAAAAGAAATTAAAAATAGAACAAATATATTAGAAAAATATAGAAAAGAAATACGAAATAGAATTCTTACAATTATAAAACCAAAAAAACAATTGTTAGAAGAAATATTTGAAAAAGATTTAAGTATAGAAGAACAAAGAGAAGAAGTTTACAATATATTAAAAGAAATTTTCCCAAAAGTAGTTTATACAATTTATGAAGATGAATCAAATATATCATGGTCTATTTATAGACCATCAAACAGAAGAGATGTTTGTTATTTAAAAGTTGGTAATACATGTGAAAAAGATCCTCATTGTATTTTTATTGGTATGAGTAAAAACACATTTATAAAAGAAAAGGAAGAAAAAATTACACAAATTAAAAAGAAAATAGAACAATTAAAAGAAAGTGATGATGATGATGAAGATGATGATGATGATGATGAAGAAGATGATGATGATGATGATGATGATGATGATGATGATGATGATGATGATGAAGAAATTGAATTAATTTTACTAAATATTCAAAAAAAGAAAGCTGAAAAAGAAGCAAAGAAAGCTGAAAAAGAAGCAAAGAAAGCTGAAAAAGAAGCAGCAAGAAAAACTGCGGAAGAAGAAGCAAAGAAAGCGGAAGAAGAAGCAGCAAGAAAAGCTGCGGAAGAAGAAGAAAAGGAAGCGGAAGAAGAAGCAGCAAGAAAAGCAGAGGAAGAAGAAGAAAAGGAAGTAAGCAAAAAAGAAATGATAAATACAATTATAGTTGCATTCATAAAAAAATATCATAAAAAACTAATAGATGTAAATAAGCTTAGATTACACTATAATGATATGGAAGATAAAGAATTAAAAAAACGTTATAAAAAAGTAAAAAATACCTATAATAAAAAAGGGGGTAATTCTAAAATAAATAAACTAGAAATAGAAATAGAAGAAATTAATAATATGTCATATGAAGAATTTTATAATAAATATAATAAAAAAGAACGATGTAAATTAAAATTTATTGAAAAGAAAAAATCATCTATTATTGTTGGTTCAGAACAACAATTTATTAACAGAGAAAACATTTCTACTGAAATTCAAAATCAAGAAAAATATTTATCTGTTTTAGCAGATTTACTTGTACGTAATAAAATTTTTAGAGATGATTTTTTAAATAATAGAATGTCTCGTTATATAAAAGTTGGTTCTATTACTTCAAATAAAAAAGATAATCTACTTATAACCAGCGAACAAATAGATGAAATAAAAACACAATATTTTAAAGATAATGTAAATTGTAAATCTAATATTGATAAAGTTAAATATATTTAAAAATATATTAATTTAAATTAAATATGTCTAAAAATTTAATTTGGATTGATCCATCCCCATTAATATTTAATGTTGATACTCCATTATCACGACCATTAGGTGGAACAGAATCTGCTGTTTGTTATTTATGTAAAAATTTAGCAAAATTAGGTCATAATGTTAGTTTAATAAATTATTGTAATGAAATATTTACAATTTCTGGAGTAAAACATTTTCCAATTACACAAAGTGGAGAAATATTAAAATATCTTTTTGAATATTTAAAACCAGATTATATTTTTATTGTAAATACATCTGGACCTTATTCACAACAATTAAAACCTTTATTAGGAAAAAAGACTAAAATTGTAGAATTTTTACAACATGATTGGAATCAACAAGCAGTATCCGCATGTAAAATAGGAATACCATATGTAGATTTTTATATGTTTGTAAGTGAATATCAAAAAATAATGTATGTAGAAAATCATGGAGTAGATCCAGAAAAAGTAATAATTTCAAGAAATGCAATGTCGCCACCTTGCCATATTCAAGAAAATGATTTTGATAACATACTTGAAAACAAAGAATTTACAATGATATATACAAGCACTCCTTGGAGAGGATTAGACCTTTTAGTTGAATTATTTCCAACAATAAAAAAAGAACATCCAGAAATAAAATTAAAAGTTTTTAGTAGTTTAAAAGTTTATCAACAAGATAATACAGAAGATAAAAAATTTCAACCTTTATATGAAAAATGTAAAAATACAGATGGAATTGAATATATTGGAAGTATTTCTCAAACAGAACTTAGTAAGGAATTAAGAAAGAGTTTATTATATTTTTATCCAAATACATTTCCAGAAACATCTTGTATTGCTGTAATAGAGGCTATGTCAACAGGTAATTACATAGTTGCACCAAAATTAGGTGCTTTACCTGAAACAACAAATGGAATGGGAACATTAATAGAACCTAATAATAATCTATTAATGTATGTTGATAGAGTAACTAAATTTTTAAATAATTGGAAAAATCGTCCAGATATTGTAAAAACACATTTAAAAAAACAAATGCAATTATATCAAAATGAATTTACATGGGAAAATAGAGCAAAAAATTTTATAAATTTATTGGAAAAAAATTAAATTTCTTTAATATTTTCATTATAACTATTTTCTTTACTTGAATCATCACTACTACTATAAAATTTATCTATTTTTTGTATATATTCATCTAAATCTCCATTTAAATGAGCTATTGTTTGTTCTGAATCCATTAATGTTACATCGTAACTTGTTAGTAATAAATTTAAAATAGCATATATTTTTTCAAAATTATTATGATAATATTTACTTTTACAAATTAATTCTGTATTTTTTACTATAATATCTCTTGTTTTAGAATGCCATATCATAAATTTATCTATAAATAATTCAGGAACACCCTTTTTTAATGATTCTTCTTCATATTCTTGTATTATATCATTTATCATAGATAAAAAATGAGTCCATAATATATCATCATTAAATGTATCAATACTTTTATGATTAATTGTTTTTTTTATATTTACTAAAGCTGAATTATATTTAGATTTTAATAATATTTTTGCCCAATTATTATGATATTTATTTTTTCCAAATTTTGCTTTAGGTATTCTTACATTTATCCAATAATTTAACATTTCAAAAATACTATGATTTTTTATAGTTTTTTTTGTAATGAAACAATTTTTTGGAAAATCTAATTTTTTTTGTTCTCTTTTTTTCGTCCATCTTTCTTTTAACCAAGCAGCAATACTTGTTCCAAATAATGTACATATACCTGTTATTATAGCGGCCTCCATTTATTATATATTAATAAAAAAAAATATTTATATATAATAATATGTTAAATTCAGTACAATTTATATTAAACACTTTAGTTGATTTTATATCAAATATTTTAAAACAAAAATATAGTGTCTTAGCTATTATAATCATAGTTATACTGTATTTTATTTATAAAACATTTTATCAAAATTTTACAAATAAAGGTCGTGATAGTAAAAGTAAAATTTGTATGAAAAAACAAGATAATATAATTTGGAATATAAATCCAAAACCAATATTATTTGAAAATAATAAATTTAAAAATAAAACATTAAAAGAATTTCATATAGCTACAAGTCATAATACATATATACCTTGCACTCAAAATGCAGATATAGCTGATGTTTTAGCAATTAAAAGAGCATTATTATTAGGTGCTAGAGCAATTGAACTTGATGTTTTTGCAGATAAAACAACTTTAAAACCAATTGTAGCACATGGTGTTGAAAGAGGAGCAGAACGTGCTGATATATTAACTACAACAAGTATTCCTTTTCAACACTGTTTAGATATAATAAAAAAATATGCATTCCAAAAAACAACAGATCCTATATTTATTATTTTAGAATTAAACACTAATAAAATGATTAAAGTTAATAATGAAATTGCTAAAATGCTTAAAAATACATTTAAAGACCAACTATATAAACAAAATAAAAAAGTATCTCTTGGAGATATTAAACTTAAAGATACTTTGAATAAAGTTATAGTTTTATCTGGTGGTGGTTCAAATGGATATTTAAATAAAATTCTTTATTCAACTTGGTATGATAAAAAAATGAAAAATATACCTAATACAGACCAAGATTTAAAAGAAGATGAAATAATAAAATTTAATGAAACTGGTATGACTAGAGTATATCCAGCAGGAACTATAGAAGGTCATTTTTCCTTAAATTATGATTTTGAAGTAGCATTTGAAAAAGGTTGTCAATTTATTGCAATGAATTATCAAACTATTGATGATAATATGAAAAAATATTTAACAAATTTTAAAAATTCAAGTTTTTTATTAAAAAAATAATAAAATATATAAAAATTAAAAAATTAATATTATTTACATAACATGGCTAATTTGAAAAGTCTTTTAGAAACTTATCAAATTAATCAAAGAAGCGATGAATGGTATAAAATTAGACAAAATATGTTAACAGCAAGTGATTGTGGAAGTGCTCTTGAATGTAATCCTTATCAAAAAAAAATAGATTTACTTATAAAAAAATGTATTATACCAAATGAAACTGAAACTTTTAATAAATTAGAAATAACAAATAATGCTATTAAATGGGGAATTAAGTATGAACCTGTTGCGTGTAATATATATGAAAAATTATTTACTACTAAAGTTTATTCGTTAGGTTTACTTATTCATCCAGAATATAAATGGTTAGGAGCAAGTCCAGATGGAATAACTAAAGATGATACATTATTAGAAATTAAATGTATTTATAATAGAAAAATACAAGATATAATTCCTGAAAATCATTATTATTGGATACAATGTCAAATTCAAATGGAAGTATGTAATATTGATTTATGTAATTTATTTGAATGTAAATTTACAGAATATAATGATGTTCTTGAATATATAGATGATAATAATACTTTATTTAAAAATTTTATAACAGATGAAAATGGAAATGTAAATTATTGGAAATTAGAAGCATGGAAAAAACATGAAATTGTTAGAGATAAAAAATGGTTTAATAATAATATAATTAAATTACAAGAATTTTGGAATGATGTTTTATATTTCAGAAAGTTTGGAAAAGATAAACTTCTTGAATATTTTAATGAAAAACCAAATACTCGTCAAACAAAACAATTAGGTTATACTTATCAATGGAATGAATGGGTTGGTGCTACAACTACAAGGAATTTTATATTAAATGATAAAATTTTAGATTGGTTAAATTTATATGGTGAAAAAAATTTATTCTTTCCAAAAAAAAATGATTTGAATTTTTATAATTTTATACAAAATAAAGGGGTAGAATTTGAAAAAAATGTTATAGCATTATTAAAATCAAGATTTAATAGAAATTTTATTAAAATAGGAACACAATATGAAGTACATAGTACTAAAAAATATGAAGATACAATCCAAGCAATGAAAGATGGTATTCCAATTATATATCATGGTATTTTACATAATATTATTAATAAAACATATGGTATTCCTGATTTAATTGTTAGAAGTGATTGGATTAATAAAATTATAAAAGATCCTGTATTAGAAAAAGAAGAAATGTTTGAATCTGCTAAGAATTTTGGTAATAATAAATATCATTATGTTATAGTTGAAATTAAATATTCAAAATTATATATTAAAAATAATAAAAATAATCTTAAAGATTGTCAAACTGTTTCGGCATATAAATCACAAGTAGGAATCTATACAGAAGCACTTAATATCATACAAGGATATTATCCAAAATATGGATTTTTACTTGGAAGAAATTGGACTTCAAATAATAAAAATGGAAGAGGATGTTTTGATAAACTTGGTGTTATTGAATTTAAAGATAAATATGGAAATAATGGTTGTGATTATAAATATATAGAATTAAATGAAAAAGCAATAAATTGGATTAGAGATTTAACAAATAATAAAAATAAATGGGAAAATTGGGAACAATGTAAACATTTATTACAGTGTAATATGAGTAACCGTTATGATTATCCTTGGCATTGTATTAAAAAAGAAATTGCAAAAAAAACAGGAGAAATTACAAGATTATGGTCTTGTGGAACAAAAGAACGAAATATAGCTATTAACAAAAATAAAAGAAAATGGCAAGAATGCGATTCTAATATTCTTGAAATTAAAAGTACTAAACGTAAAAAAATTGTAGACACAATATTATCTGCAAATTCAGAAAATTGTATTTTAGTTCCAAAAAAGATTATAAATAATATTAATAAATGGAAAAATAAAAATGAATATCTTGAATTATATGTTGATTTTGAAAATGTTAATGATCTTAATGACGATTTTAGTTGTTTACCAAAACAAAATGGTTGCTCTATGATTTTTATGATAGGTATGGGATATATAGAAAATAATGAATGGATTTTTAAAAATTATCTTGTAAAAAAATTAAATAAACGTGAAGAAAGAAAAATTTTACAAAGATGGTTATTAGATATTGATTTATTAAAAAAAAAATATAATAAAAAAATAAAAGTTTGGCATTGGAGTCAAGCTGAAGTTTCTTTATATAATAAAGTTAAAAATATTTATAATTTACAAGATATTAATTGGGCAGATTTATTACAAGTATTTAAAAAAGAACCTATTGGTATTAATGGTAGTCTTAAATTTGGATTAAAAAATATAGCTAATGCTTTATATAAAAATGGTTCTATAAATACAAAATGGGAAGATTCAGAAATTGATGGTATGGGCGCTATGGTCACCGCTTGGAATTCAATTAATAATATTGAAAAAATGAACTCTATTATAAAATATAATGAAATAGATTGTAAAGTTTTATGGGAAATATTATATTTTTTAAGAAATAAAATATTATTATAAACTATATTGATGTCTAAATCTAATATTGATTTATTAGAAACTGGAGATATAATACTTTTTCATGGTTATAAATCTGCACTTGATAAAACTGTTGAATTTTTTACAAAAACAGACTATTCACATATAGGTATGGTTCTTAGAGATCCTAAATTTACAAGAATACCATTAGTTGGTTTATTTTTTTGGGAAAGTGGTCTTGAAGAAATGCCCGATGCGGAAGATGGAAAATATAAATTAGGTGTTCAAATAGTTCCTTTTGAAGATTTATATATAAAAGATTTACCAGAATCAAAATTATATTGGAGAAAATTAAATAAAAAAGAAAAATTAGATGAAAATAAATTAAAACAAATTCATGAAGTAGTATATAATAAACCATATGACTTAAATTTTATTGATTGGTATGATGCTTGGCATCGTAAAGATAGTGAACCTCAAAAAACAGACCGTTTTTGGTGTAGTGCTTTAGTAGGATATATTTATACAAAATTAGGTATTTTACCTCCTACTACAGATTGGTCTAAAATGTGGCCTTCTGATTTTTCACAAGAAAATTATAGACTTACTATGATAAATGAATATTCATTAGGAAATCAAATTGAAATAACAAAAGATTGCGTTATTAAATATAAAAAATAATATAAAAATATATAAAAATATATAAAAAATAAAAAATATTTATTATTTAAAATGAATAAAATATATTATGATTTAGAAACTACTACATTAGAAATTGAAAATGTTAAAATTTTAGAAATTTGTGCATATAATGAAAATAGTTTATTATTTCATTATTATATAAATCCAAATGAAGAAATTAAAAATAGTAATATTCATGGAATTACTAATAAAAAATTAGAAAATATAGGATGTTTTGAAATAAAATATGTTTTAGAATTATTTGTAAATTTTATAAATAGTTTTGAAAATCCAGTATTAATTGCACATAATAACTTTCGTTATGATCAATTAGTACTTGAAAAAGAATTTAAAAATTCTGGTATTACAATACCATCTAATTGGAAATTTTTTGATAGTTTACCTATAGCACAATTTACAGTAAAAAAATTACCATACGGAAAACATAAATTAAATGATTTATATCAACATTTTTTTAATTCTAATATTCATTTACAACATAGTGCAATTGGAGATGTATATGCATTAAGTAAAATATATCCCAAAATTGAAGAATTATTTTATTTTAAAAATTCTGTTTTAAATGATGATTTTCTAATTAATAGATTTTCAAAATTTTCATCTGATTATAATAATGATACAAATTTATCATTAATTAATTTAGATGGAATTGGTTTATTTACTGATTTAAAATTAGCAGAACATAATATTAATACTATTTTCGACTTAAAAAAATTAAAATATAAACATATTGATAATTTAACATTTGAAGAATTTAAAAAGTTTTTATTATTTAAAATTAAAATAAATTCAACTAATTTAAAAAATCTTCTAAAATGTCTTGATCATTATTAACTGGTCGTAATTCTATTTTATTTTCTTGGATATTGAAGTTAGATTCAAATATTTCTGGTTCACATTTTTCTCCAATATCTACTAAATTATTAATTTCACTAAGTATTTCATTAATGTTACCTTCTTCTTCTTCTTTTTCTTCTTCTATATTTTCTAATTGTTCTGCATCTAAAACAATATTACATTCACCAGTTCCAGCAGAAATCATTTGACCCATCATTACACTTGCTGTTACACCTTTTAGATTATCATTTTCTGCAAAAGCAGCAGCTTTCATTAATTGATCTACTGTTTCTTCAAAGCTTGAACGAGTAAGTGGACCTTTCTCACTTTTATTAATACCATATCTATCAATACTCATTATAAATCCTTTATTTGTCATTGTATCTGCTAATAATCCAATATGTCTGTAATTAACAAATGCTGTTTTACTAATTACTTCTGTAAATTCTCTCACTATAGATTCTCTTGCTGCTTCAACTCCTAAAACTTCAAATATCTCACGAATATCATTACTTGATGTTTTATTACTATCTATATTTTCATTTGCGAGAATTTCTTTTAAATTTGTTCCAGTTGTATCTAAAGCCCAAATTTCAGTATGACCTATTGGTTCATCTTCACTATCTGGATTATACACATATTGTTTATGTGGAAACATATTTACTTTTTCTATATTTTGTATTCCCCTAATAAGAGTATTCATTAATTGTTTTTCTAAAATAGATAATAATCCTACATCATCATTATATTCTACATCTTCTTCATTTGTAACATTTAATCTTATTCTCATTATTAAATTACTACTATTATCATCACTATATATACAAGTTAAAGTTTTGTCCATTTTTGTATTAATTTTATTATATATATCAATCATATTTATTTTCTTTTCTAACATTTTTTCACGATTAAACATAAATCGTAATATCCAAGGATTTTCCTTGCTACATTCATTATTTTCATCCTCTCCTCTTAATAATTCTTCATATTCATAATATGTATCTAAAAAATCTTGATCTTCATTCACACATGTATTAAAATCATGCGGGTCATATAAAATTTGTGTTTTATCAATTATATCTTTTAATAATGTATATTGTAATTCACTCATTACTAATTCTGCTTTTTCTCTATCTTGTGCTACATCTGGTTTTAAATAAATTGTATGTGCTGGTGTTTTTAATGATTTCGCACCCATAATTTCTTTAAGACGGGGAGGTCCGCTTGTTGTTTGTGTTTTACTTGCGATACCCGTATGATGGAATGTATTTAAAGTCATCTGTAAAGCTGGTTCACCAATAGATTGACTTGCTATACTACCAACCATTTCTCCTGGTTGAACAAACCCCATTAAAGTATGTCTTTTAACTTCAGCTATTATCCAATCAAAAGTTATTTTCTTTAATTTATGATTTAAAATTATTTCTTTTGATGATAAATAAGATTTCAATAAAATTCTAAAAATTATTGTAGAATATTCTTGTATTTCAATCTTTAATACATCTTTTCCATTAAGTTCTAAAATTTCTTCTGTTAATTTATTTACTTTATCAATAACATAATCAGGTGTAATATCAGATTCATTATTATTATTATTATCAAATTTATTCTTAGCATTTGTTATAATTCTAAAAAAAGGTGCAGGAGCCATAAAAGTTGCTTCATTTGGATCAGTAAATATTTCATATCTAACTAAATCTCTGTCAATTTGTAATAATTCAAATTCTTTATCAGTTATATCTTCTATATTATCAATATGACTAAATTTTTCTAATTCTTCATTAGTATATTTATATTTTCTAATAAAATCTTGTTTTGATAATTTATATGGTATATATTTTTGATGTTCGATTCTAATTCCATCAAAACCATCATCTCCATAAATAAATTGAATAACTTGGTCGTTTGAATTACGAACAGTATTATCATATTTTACTTCTAAATCTTCTGTTGCCTTAATAAATCTTCTTGTGATATAACCTACTTCTGCTGTAGAAATAGCTGTATCAATCATACCAATACGACCTGCCATAGCATGAAACCAAAAAGCAGGAGGGCTTAAACCAGAAGCATAACTATCTTTTACAAAACCTCTTGCAAGAGGGTCATTTCTAAATTTATGAAAATGAGGAAGTGTACGATCTTCAAGTAAATCTTCTACTCTTTTACCTTCAATTTGCTGTTGACCAACACAAGCAGCCATTTGTGCGAGATTATTTTGACCACCTTTACTTCCAGAACGAATCATTACATTTAATCTATTTTTATCTCCTAATTTATTTACAGCATAATCACCTACATCATTCCTTACTCTATTTAATTCTGTAATAACTTGACCTTCAAAATCATTTTTAGCATTAAAACTACTTGTTTTTTCAAGTTCTCCCTTATGTATTTGTTCTATTATATTTGCTACATTTGTTTCTGCTTCTTTAATTTGTTTTGCAATTTCTTGTCTCATATCTGCAGGTGCAACAGCATCTTCTAGACCTATACTAAAACCATCTATTGTAAGCCAGTAATTTGCTATAAAATTAAAATTATCCATAAAAAGTTTTGTTCTTTCAGGTCCATAATCTATCCATGAATGATGTAATAAACCTCCTGTTTTTGCTCCAATTGTTGCTTTATCTATTACTCCATGTATAATTTTACCATTTTCTACTTTTATTTTTTTTTCATAATAATCTGGATCACCATCATCTTTAGGTCCAGTATTTGTATCTTTTTCTAATGATAAAGGGGGTATGATTTCACTATATACATCCTTTCCAGTATAAATATTATTTATATGCTTAATTCTTACCATATTACCGTCAAAATCTTCTACCCAATTTAATAATTGCATAGTATTCCGTCTATTTATTTTTGTATTTTTATTTGTCATTTTATAACTTCCTACAATAGTGTCCATAATTGCACCCATCACAGGACCGTTTCTTCTTGGTTCTATAACATGATGAGGGACAAGTGCTAATTCTGATAATTCTGTATATACTTGATAACTTTGTGGAACATGCATATTCATCTCATCACCATCAAAATCTGCATTATATGGTTGAGTAACATTTGGATTTAATCTAAAACTTGAACCTTTTTTCATAACTCTTACTCTATGTCCCATCATACTTACTCTATGAAGAGATGGTTGTCTATTAAATAAAACAAAATCTCCATCTTGTAAATGTCTATGAACAATATCTCCATTTTGTAATTCAATATTTTCTGGATTTGGATGATGTTCCAAATAAGTGTGACATTGTTCATAATTACCTTTACAAGTTTGTTGATTTCTTGTAATTAATTTTGCTCCAGGATATTTATCAGGTCCATTTTTAATAAGAGCATACATACGATTTTTATTATAATCAGTAACCGCTTCAGGAAATGTTAAATTCATTACTATTGCAAGTGGAACACCTAATTCATCTATTTCTATACAAGGATCTCCTGTAATTACACTACGAGCAGAAAAATTTACTCTTTTACCCATTAAATTACCACGAATACGAGCATGTTTACCTTTTAATCTTTGTCGTAAACTTTTAATAGGTCTACCACTTCTTTGTGTTGCAACAAGAAGATTTGGTTGTTCATTATCTACAAAAGTAGCAACATGATATTGTAATAATTCAACTAATTCTTCAATATGCCTTATTTCTGCATTAGTTTCAATTCTTTGTTCCAATTGTTGTGCTGTTTTAACAATTTCACTTAATTTATGTGTTAAATCATCTTCTGCTCTTTGATTTCCATCTCTTGTTACATATGGTCTTACATTAAGTGGTGGAACTGGCAATACTTCACATATCATAGATTCAGGTCGTGACCATTTTGAATTATATCCAAGTAATTCAATATCTTCATCACTTATATTTTTTAATATATTTAAAATCATTTCTGCTGTAAATACTAATTTTTTCACATCTTCTTTTTCTTTTCCAACTTTAAATTCAGCATTTATTTTTGATATTCCATCTTTTACATATTTTATTGGTTGAATTGCTCCACAACCATTATTATCTTCATCACTAAAACAAATTTTACTATTACAAAGAGTTTTTGTAATATTAGTAAATTGAACTTTTTTATTTTTTAAAATTGTTATTCCTGCAAATTCTTTTGTAGATTTATCTATTAATATTCGTGAACATCTCCAACATACACACTTTAATATTTTCATTATTAATGGTAAAAATTGTATATGAAATACTGGTCTTGGTAATTCTATGTGTCCAAAATAACCAGGGCATAAATTATAATCTTGTCCGTCTGTAGGACATACTTTTCCAAAATCTAATACACCCATTCTAGGATCATTTAATCCAGCTATTCTAGGTTCATTATTACTTTCTGTTGTATCTGCATGAACTACTTCAACTACACTCATTCTTCTTAATTCATCTGTTCCTAATATACTAAACTGAACTGATTTAACAGTTTTTGTAGCAGCATTCCATGAAATATCTTTATTTAAACTCATTTTTTTTTACTTAATATATACTAGTATTTTTATTTTTATATTAAATTTATATCAATTTTTCAAAACAAATTAAAAATTATTTAAAAATATATCATATTTAAATATAATTACATTATGCGAACACGTGCTATGTCAAAAAAATTAAAAAGAGATGATGATAATGATGATAATAATAAAGAATTAAACATAAATAATAAAAAAAGAAAATTTAATAAAAAAAATACACAAATAATATCTCCAAATTTTAAAAATAAAGTAATTATTTCTTCAAGTGATGATGAAGAAGATATTGATGACCACGGCAATATTAAAGATTTAATATCATATAGTAATGAAAATAGTAATGAAAATAGCGATGATGAAAAATTTGAAATAAATATTGAAACTATAGAAAATGATAATTTTGAAACAGATGAAACTGATATACATAACGCTATTAAAACTATAGCAAAAGCTGCAATTGATAAAATTATTTTAGAAGATATAGATGATGAATATGATAGTGATTATGATCCAAATGAAAATGAAGAAGAAAAAGAATATATAGAAAAAATGTCTGTTGATGAACAAAATAAATTAAAAGTAATTGATCAACAAATTAAAGACTATAATAATGAAGATGAAATTCCACCCAGAATTAAAATAAAATTAAGTTCTATGTCAATTCCAACTAAAATAAGTGCATTATCAAAATTAAATATTTTAGAACATATGGATTCATCATCAAGTGAATATTATAAAATTAAAAATTGGTATGATGGATTAATTAAAGTTCCATTTGGAATTTATCATCAACTTCCAATTACTAAAGAAGATTCAACCGAAAAAATATGTAATTTTTTAAAAACTATTCAAAATAATTTAAATTCTGCTGTTTATGGTCATGAAAGCGCTAAAAATGATATTATACAAATAGTTAGTCAATGGATTACAAATCCAAGTTCAACAAACAAAGTATTAGCATTACAAGGTGCACCAGGAACAGGAAAAACAAGTTTAATTAAAGATGGTGTTGCAAAAGCTCTTAATAGACCTTTTAGTTTTATTACATTAGGAGGTGCTACTGATGGTAGTTATCTTGAAGGTCATAGTTATACATGGGAAGGTAGTATGTGTGGAAGAATTATTTCTATTTTAAAAGAAACAAAATGTATGAATCCAGTTATTTATTTTGATGAAGTAGATAAAATAAGTCAAACACATCATGGAAAAGAAATAGTTGGTATATTAACACATCTTACTGATACTTCACAAAATAATGAATTTCATGACAAATATTATTCAGGTGTTGATTTTGATTTAAGTAAAGCCCTTTTTATATTTAGTTTTAATGATGAAAATAATGTAGATCCTATTTTGAAAGATAGAATGACAATAGTAAAAATAAATGAATTTAAAATAAATGAAAAAATTGAAATTTCAGAAAAATATATTATACCAAAAACACTTAATAATATAGGTTTTAAAAAAGAAGATATAATATTTAATAATGAAATAATAAAATACATTATTAATAAATGCCCTCAAGAAGGAGGTGTTAGAGGATTAAAAAAAGCATTTGAAACAATTATTATGAAATTAAATGTAATACGACTTACAAATGAAAATATTTCTTTACCATATAAAATAAATAATTTTAAACTTCCATTTACAATAACAAATGATGTTATAAATAAATTAATAGATGAAAAAGAATTAAATGAAAAATTAACAATGATGTATATTTAATCTTCTTTATTGACAGAAATAAATCCACCAAAAGTTTTATCATCAGGTAATATAGTATATTCATTTGCTTCGTTATCCATAATCATTAATTCTTCCCATTTTTTATTTAAACGCATATCTTTTGGTAATAAGTTATTATTATGAAAATCTAAATTTGGTCCTAAATATTCATTAACTAATTCAGTTACATCATCTACAAAATTTTCACCTTTTATTTCAGCACTTAAAAAACCTTGTTTATTTTCTATTTTTTTAAATATAATATTTTTATCCCAATTATTAATATTTTTAATAACAATTCTATATTTTTTACCTTTATTAAAATAAATTATTTCATAATATCCACCTTCTTTATTTTGTAATGGAACTGTATTCGTTACATCTTCTTCATATTCACCATTTAAATATATAATTTTATATATTTTAATTTCCATATTTTTATCATCATTCTTATTCATATAATCTTGTACATATGTATAATAATACATTGCATTTAAAAAAATATTTGTTGAATACTCTTTTGTTTTATTTTTAAATACTTCTACAGTATTTTTCATACCATTTGGATATAAATACCATAGTATTAATATTATTAATGGATACATTTTATAATTAAATAACTATTTATTTCTTTATATTTTTAATTATTATATAAAGTAATAATAATATATATTTTAATTCAGTATGGATCCCGATACATATAAAACATATATTTTAGATAAAATAAACAATAATAAACCTATACCACCTATACCATTATCATCTAAATGGATTTATTATTATCATGATATAGGTGATAATGATTGGAGTTCTGAAAGTTATAATAAACTTGCAGAAATAAATACCGTTCAAGAATATTGGGGTGTAGAAAATGAATTAGAAGATAAAACTAATCATATTTATTTTTTATTTAAAAATGATATTCCACCACAATGGGAATTAGAAGAAAATAAAAATGGAGGTGCTTGGAGTTTTAGAATACCAAAAGAAGATTCTAATGATGCATGGCTTGAATTATCAATGTTATTAATAGGACAAACTTTAACAAAAAAAATAGACGATATGGAAACTATAAATGGCATATCTATAACACCTAAAGTTAAATTCTGTATTTTAAAAATTTGGAATACAGATTCTACTTATAATAATAAAAAAATATTAAATAATATGAGAACTATGTTTGTTGAAGATTCTATATATAGACCTCATTGTGAAAGAACATTTTAATTTTCATCTACTTTTGGTGCTAAACATAATTTTATTTCACCTAAATTAGCAACTGGATATTTTATAATTAAAGGATAATCATTTTTTAAAAATAATTGAATACTTGAACATAAATTAGTACATTTTGTAAATAAAACAAGATGTTTTAAAGCATATATACCTTGTATTATTTCATCTTCTTTTGGTTCTTCGTCAAAAGTCATTCCTTGAGATGGTCCCATTCTTGTTTCTTGAGATGCAAAATCTCCAGAACAACTAAAAATTAATTCATCTCCAACATTTTTTATTTCCATTATTTCAGATATATTACTCATATCACGAATAATTTTTTGAAAATCATTAGAAGGTATTGTTAAAATACTGTCAAACTGTGCTGGTGGTATTTCAATTGTTTCTTCATTTAAATCCATTAATTTCATAAAATATGTTGTTCTAGTATTTTTCTCACTATTTTCTATTCTAATACCTAAATTATTTAAATCATTTTTAGGTAAAAATAATGTTAAATGATCATTATTACTCATAGTTTTAATTAATTTATAAAAATTCATCATTGCAATTCCAACAGTTACTTTATTATCACAATAATAAGTTTCAAATTTGTCATTAAATAATTTAAGATGAACTAATACTGTATGACTACTATCCATTGCCATAATTTTAATTCCACTAGAATCAAATATAAAATTAGCATCAGTTAAAATTTCTTTTAATGCTTCTATTAATATTCTAAAAGCACCACTTTGAACTGTTTGTAATTCAAATGCATATGAAGTATTATTCATTTATTTATTTCCTTTATATTAAATTAATTATTAAACCGCGTTTATATTTTAATAATTAAAAATATCTTTAAATAATTTTAAAAAAAAATTGATTAAAAAATAATATAAAAATATAATGTATTCTTTGTATATTAGAAAAAATGGTTCCTAAAAAAAAGTCAATTGATGAACAATTTGTTAAGTTAGAACATATAGATCATATTAAGGAATTACCAGATACTTATGTAGGTAGTGTAGAAGAAATTACTGAAGAAGAATTTATTTTTAATGAAGAAACATTTTTAATGGAAAAAAAAAAATTAACATATATTCCAGCTTTATTAAAAATATATGATGAAATAATTGTAAATGCATCTGATCATATAACAAGAACTAATATAGAAAATTTAGAAAGAGTTACAAGAATTGATATTAATATTACTGAAAATAATGTATCTATTAAAAATAATGGTCAAGGTATTCCAATTGTAATTCATAAAAAAGAAAATAAATATATACCTGAAATGATATTTGGAGATTTGTTAACTTCTGAAAATTATTCTAATAAAGAAAAAATTATAGGGGGTCGTAATGGGTACGGTTCAAAACTTACAAATATTTTTTCAACTGAATTCGTTGTAGAAACTGTTGATTCTATAAATCAAAAAAAATTTAAACAAACTTTTAGGAATAATATGTCTAATAGAGATAAACCTAAAATTACACAATCAAAAGTAAAACCATATACTATAATTACATATACTCCAGATTTTAAAAGATTTAATATTGAAAAATTTAATAATGATATGATTTCTTTAATGAAAAAAAGAGCATATGATTTATCTGCTACATCAGACCCAAGTGTATCAGTTTATCTTAATAATCAAAAAATTGCTATTAAACAATTTGATAAATATGTTGATTACTATGTTGGAGATAAAAAACAAACTCCAAGAGTTTATGTAGAAGTTAATGATAGATGGAAAATTGCTGTTTGTTTAAGTCCTGATGATAAATTTGAACAAATTAGTTTTGTTAATGGAATTTCAACTACAAGAGGAGGAACACATGTTAAATATATTTCTACTCAATTATCTAATAAATTAGCAAGTTATATTGAAAACAAGAAAAAGAAAAAAGTTAAAACTTCTCATATTAAAGACCAAATGTGGATATTTATTAATTGTATAATTACTAATCCAAGTTTTACAAGTCAAACAAAAATAGAATTAAGTAGTAAAACAAGTAATTTTGGTAGTAAATGTGATATAAATGATGATTTTATACAAAAAGTAGCTAAATGTGGAATTATTGAAAGAGCAATTAGTTTTAGTGATTTTAAAGGTCAAAATGAATTGAAAAAAACAGATGGTAAAAAGAAAAATAGAATTCGTGTTCCAAAACTTGAAGATGCTAATTTTGCTGGAACATCAAAAAGTGAGGGTTGTTGTTTAATTTTAACAGAAGGAGATTCAGCTAAAACTTTTGCTGTTTCAGGTTTAAGTATTGTTGGTAGAGATCGTTTTGGTGTATTTCCATTAAAAGGTAAACCCCTTAATGTTAGAGATGCATCTGCTAAACAATTATTAGAAAATGAAGAACTTAAAAATATAAAAGAAATATTAGGATTACGACAAGGTGTAATTTATAAAGATACAAAACAATTAAGATATAGTAGAATTATGATATGTACTGATGCAGATGTAGATGGTTCTCATATTAAAGGTTTATTTATTAATATGATTTCATACTTTTGGCCTGATTTATTACAAGTTGATAATTTTATATGTTCTATGAGAACTCCAGTAGTAAAAGCAACAAAAGGTAAGAATATTTTATCTTTTTATAATTTACCAGAATATGAAAAATGGAAAAAAAAGACATCTAATATTCAACAATTTAAAATAAAATATTATAAAGGTCTTGGAACAAGTAGTTCAAACGAAGCAAAAGAATATTTTAAAAATTTAGATAAAAATGAAATTAATTATTTTTGGAATGGTTCAAAAAGTCAAACTGCAATTTTAACTGCTTTTGATAAACAAAAAGATTCCAGTAATATTAGAAAAAAATGGTTAGAAGTAAATCCAACTGATAGCGTTTTAGAAGAAAATATTACAGATGTAAGTATTGATAATTTTATAGATAATGAACTTAAGTTATTCTCTTTATCTGATAATATTAGAAGTATTCCTTGTATATGTGATGGATTAAAACCATCACAAAGAAAAATTTTATATTCTACATTAGAAAAATTTAAAAATTCTAATTTTGAAATAAAAGTCCAACAATTTGGAGGTTATGTTGGGGAAAAAAGTTCATATCATCACGGAGAAGCAAGTATTTTAGCAGCTATTATTTCTATGGCACAAGATTTTGTTGGAAGTAATAATATTAATCTTTTAAATCCAAAAGGACAATTTGGAACACGACTTCAAGGAGGTAAAGACGCAAGTAGTCCAAGATATATTTTTACTGAAATTAATAAATTAACGCCAATTCTATTTTCATCATTAGATACTCCACTTTTAAATAGAGAAAATGATGATGGATTTCTTATTGAACCAACATGGTATATTCCTATTTTACCTATGATTCTTGTTAATGGTTCTGAAGGAATTGGAACTGGATATTCTACATTTATTCCAAAATATAATCCATATACAATTATTTTAAATTTACATAGACTTATGGATGGTGAAGAACAATTAGAAATGCATCCTTGGTATAAAAATTTTAATGGTAATATTTCTAAAAAAGGAAATAATTATATTACAAAAGGATTATATAATATATCGGGAGACACATTAACAATTACAGAATTACCAATTGGAACTTGGACTTCTAAATATAGAGAATTTTTAGATGAAATTATTATTGAAAATGATAGTAAAGAAAAAGAAAAATCTAAAAATAAAAAAGGATTTATTAAAGATTGGAATTTTGGAAAACAATATACAGAAACAAAAGTTCATTTTATTATACAGTTTAAAAAAGGAACTTTATCTAAATACACTAAAAATATAAATGATTTTGAGAAAAAAATGAAATTAATAAACAATTTAAGCACAGATAATATGTGGTTATATGACAAAGATAAAAAAATTAGAAAATTTAATAATCCAAATCAAATTTTAAAGGAATTTTATTATACAAGATTAGAATATTATATTAAGAGAAAAAAATATGTTATAGAACAATTAAAAAATGAAGTATCACAACTTTCATCTAAAGCAAGATTTATTGATGAAATTATTGAAGAAAAATTAATTGTATTTAGAAAAAAGAAAACAATTATAGAAAAAATGCTTTCTACTAGTAATCCTCCTTATCATAAAGTTGATAATAATTTTGATTATCTTATTAATATGCCTATCAATACATTTACAGAAGAAAAAATTGAAAAATTAAATAATCAAAGAGATGAAAAAATTGAAAAATTAAATGAATTAGAAAAAACTACTGAAAAACAATTATGGAAAAATGACCTCATTCAATTTATTAATGAATATAAAGTTTGGATGAAAGAAAAATAAGTAAAATTTAAGTCGAAAAAATTACTATAAAAATTTTTTATCTCTAATCCAAATATTTAATGCATATTTTACCCCGTCTTTAAGTGGTTCTCCTGAATGTAATGTTCTTTTATCTGTTTTTCCATCTTTAGTACAATTATTCCACATAATAGCTCTATATTTTTTTGGTTTTATTTTTAAATTTAATTTTGGAAAATAAGTTTCTCCACCATTTTTTGGTTCATTTAAATATACTAATATTGTTGTTTTTCTTTGACTATTAATATATTTACCTTCTTTGTCTGGATTAAAAAAATCATAATGAAATTTATATTTTCCATTTTTATTATATTTTAATAATTGTAAAGGTTCAATATTTTCAATTGGAAATCCACTTAAAATAGATGCTTTTTTCTCTATATTTTTTATTATGTTATTTTCATTTTTATTAAAAAAACATGATAAACTTGTTCTATTATCACTTTTAATATGTTTACCTTTTTCATTTACAATAACACTATCTTTTAATCTAGGTATTCCAGTTTTTAATAAATTATTAATTTCATAATCTGTTATAAAATTATCTATACAAATTATTTTGGGATTATTACACAAAGTTTTTCTATTTATATTATTAAAATATAATTTATATATACATAATACTATTAATAATACGATTAATATCATTATTATTAATATTAGATTTTTTTTCTGCTTTAAATAACATTTATTTTAAATAAATTTTTCTAGTAACTAGTTTCTAGTAAAACTAGTTAATTAAAATTGTAATTATATATTTTGAAAACTTCAAAAATCTGTAACTAGTATAACTAGAAACTAGTTACTAGAAAAATTTATTTAAAATAAATGTTATTTAAAGCAGAAAAAAATAAGAGTTTATATTAAAATGGACGACGATTTACTTTATTCTAATAGATTTCTTCAAAAACCAGATGTAGATGAAGCAGATACAGCAAGACAAATTCAAAGAAGAAGAAATAATTTTTCAGAATATATTCAAAGAAGACAAAGAGATCTTGATATTGAAAAAAAAAGAGAAATGTCTTCTTCTTTAATGACAGTTCAAAAAGAATGCCAGGATATTTATGATGGAAAAAATGTTATAAAAGATAAATATAATTCACAAGATTTAATGTCTACTAATCGTTATTACGATGAAGGTGGTGAAAATGATAATAGTAGTATAATGTTAAATATGTGTCAAGATCTTACTAATCCTTCTCATTTGCAAAAAGATGATAGTGATAAAATGCGTTATTTTAAAGAAAGAGTTACTAATGTAAATATTGATAGTAGACACAGAATAAAAACATTATATCCTAAACAAAATCATTATAAATTTGAATTGCCAAGAGTATTTGTTAATGTTAAAAGTATTAGTATTAAAAGCACAGAAT